TGACTCAGCTTGGGATATTGCAGGGTCACGTTCTTGGCGAGAACCTTGTGGAAGTCACTGTCGTTATTAGCCATTGGTTTGCTCCTCTTTGGCTTATGGTCTTAGAAATCGACGGTCTCGGTGAAGATGTCATCTTCGGCGGTCTCGGTCTGCCAACGCGGCAGGTCGATAGTGTTAATCAGCGGCCAGCCCGTTGTGAAGTCAGAAACGGCGATGGCGTTGCTGATCTTTTGGAGGGTCTGGGTCACGATTATGTCGGCGTGATCCAGATAGCGGTCGGTGAGAGCGTGCAGGCCGACAGCGTGCGGCGGCTCCTTCTCAACAGCGATAAAGATGAAGGTGTCGGCCTTGTAGCCAGCGGCACGCAGAGCGCGCAGATAGAAGGCGGCCTGCACGTCGTATGCGTATTTCCGCAGTTCACGCGTGAAGCCGTCTGGGCTGGCGTCTGTGGTCGTCTTTAGGTCAAACACGATGCCATAGTCGGGCAGATAGCCGTCTGGCCTGCATTTGATCTCGGTGCCTGTGGCTGGATCGATGCCGAAGAAGCTGGCCTCGGCCACGAAGGTGGGATCGCCGAGATATTGCTCGACGACCGGGTGAGCCTTGACTGCATCAGCGATGCGTGCGGCCAGATCGAATTCGGCCTCGGGAAGCAGGATTTGGCCGTCCAGATCGGCGGCAAGCTGTGCCTCTTTCCACTTGTTGCCACGGCGATCTTCGGGGCCGCGCAGGACAAGGTTCTTTTCCGGCTCCAGCACAAGCGCGTGAACGGCGCTGCCCAACGCGAAGGCCGATGTTTCCTTGCGAACCTTTCCTTTCCAGTGAGCCAGAGACTTGGTGTGGACTGCTGGCGTCGCCCTGAATCCGCCGCACGGTGGCAAACATGTCCGGGAGACCGTATGCCACCGAAGATTCATATGCGACGTGAGCCTTCGCCTTGTGCGGCCAAAAGTTAATCAGTTGCTTGCCAACTTCCATCTGAAGATGCCAAGGCGCGGTCTCATAATTTGGCCAAAACAACTCGCTGATAATGTTGTTGTCGTAGGCCGCCACGATGAAGTCGCGGTTATTCTGGTCCTGATCGTCGTCGCGGGCGTACATGTCCTCTGGCAGCCCAGTGAATGGTCGTTTTGTCATTTTTGCTCCCTTTAAAATGCGATCCATGAAGTCGCGGGCGGATTTAGCGGATGCCTCAATTTCCATAAGGCGTTCATTTAGTGGTTTTGACATTGATGCCATCCACTAGTTTATCCATCGCCTGCTTCACGATAAGATCGTCATCAACGTGTTGGAAGCATTCTTGATATTTCCGATCCGCAGAAACGGCGATGTCTTTCATCACATCCATCGTCCAGATGTCCGAAGACGGCTCAATCACGCTGAAGTATTCAGCCTCAACGATCTCTGTTTCGACTAAGGCAATGCCAGCGATCATATAGCCATCCGGCAGCAATGCTTCAGCGATTTGGCTCAGTTCTTCAATTGCCTCCCGCAATTGCTTTCTTTTTTGCACAGCAGATTTAAACTCGCTCATTTCTTCCTCCATCCGTAATATGCGATCAGCGCCGCCTCGGCCCTGCCGTCGTCTTTCTTGCGCGCCCACAGGTGCGACTGATCCGGGAACACGCTTGATGCGTATGCCCGCGATGCGTCTTTATCTCTCGAAAGGCCGAAGTGCTTCTTCCACGCGGCTGGCAGAACTTCATTGGTCGGGATGCCCGCAAAGAACAGGCAAGCCTTTAATTCGCCGAAAGCCTGCGCGATGCGGGCTACGTTGGCCGTTCCGATCATTCTGGGAAAAAACGGTTTCTCCACCCAAGCGCAGCGCACGCTGCCAATCTGCGACAGGATCGCCCGCTTTTCCTCAATGGTGGCGGGCATGTCGAACACCCGCACGCTCATGTCGTCCGCGTCCATGACCGCGATGGCACCCGTCTTGCCGGGGTCGATGCCGATGTAGAGAGCCATCAGAAAGCCTCTCCCCTCAAGCCGACCAGCATCTTAGCCTGCATGTCTTTCTCCTTGTCGGCGATCTCCCCGCCACAGGCCAGATAGCCGCAGCCATCGACCCAGTTGTCCGCGTGGGCTGGGTTGGCCTTGGCGCGGGCCAGCTTCAGCAGGGTCATCATCACGGCCACGTCGTGGGCCTTGATATTCCGCCCAAGGTGGGCCGACCAGTAAGCCGCGATCAGGCCGAAGTTAGCCTCCGCGTCGCCGTGCGTGTCTGCGCGATCCTTGGTGATATATTCCTTGGCGGTGTCGAGGATGTCGGCCCGGTTCACTTGGACACCCATTCTTCTTCGAACCGCAAATCCTCAATGCCGGTTATGTCTGCCAAGCGGTGGCGGTAGACGGCGGACGGAACAACGCGGCCTGTCATCCAGCGGGACAGGCTGGATGATGCCACTGGCACTTTTCTTGCGAGCCAGCCAAGTTTGCGCCCGTCCTGCGCGCACCATAGCCGGATTTGTGTTTGAGCCATCATTTGGCGTTCTCCCTTGTTTCGGTTCTATACGCTTACGGCGCAAAAAAATATGCGTCAAGCGTAATTTTTTGCTTGCACGCGGTTCGGTAGGCTGTATGGTGGTCCTACGAACTAGCAAACAAGGAGACGACCAGATGAAATTCCCCAACTTCTACGCTGAGTGCGCCTACCTTGACGGAGTGCGCGACCATCAGGACAACACCTCAATCCGCTTTGCGTCATATGTAAAGTTTGGTCAGGTGATCGCTGCGGGTGCCGATTGGTATGCCCGTGGCAAGAGTGATGCAGCCCGTGCCGCTGCTTAATACAAACATCTCAAACAAGGAAACTAGCATGACCAACATCACCATCACCATCACGCTGGAACAGGCCGAGGCGGCTCTGGAGTGCATCGACCGCGACATTGAGCGCAACTACACCGAAGACCATCCAAACTATCACGACACTGGCGAGATTATGTTTCTGCTGCGCCGCGCCGAACTGCGCCTGCGCTTGGCTTCTGCCATCAATGCAAACAAGGAGATCAAATAATGCGTATCCGTGACATCGCCGCCGACCTGATCGGCATCGTCTGCATATTCGGCCTGCTCTACGCGGGCTTCCTCTTCGGCTTCGGGATGGGGTGGTGAGATGGCTGTCAGACTTGGAGCAATGGACACCCACATCGTGCTGACGGCGCTGTGGGATTACCGCGAGACGCTGACGATCTCTAACGACATTAGGCCAACGCCGCACATTGAGGAGAAGATCAGCAGCGTTGATCGCCTGATCGCATCGTACAAGAAATCGTACTTCGCGCTGGATCGGCTGGGCATCCAATGACCTCATATTACAACGAATTCGACCCCAAGGCCGCCGCATGGCTGCGGGAACTTATCAAGCAGGGCCACATAGCAGATGGAGTTGTGGATGACCGATCAATTGTCGATGTTCGACCTGATGAACTGCGAGAGTTCACCCAATGCCACTTCTTCGCAGGCATCGGGGTCTGGTCCTACGCCCTGCGATCCGCAGGCTGGGCCGATGACCGTCCTGTTTGGACAGGAAGCTGCCCGTGCCAGCCTTTCAGCGCGGCAGGTGCAAGAGGCGGGTTTGATGACCAGCGGCACCTCTGGCCTCACTGGCACCACCTCATCAGCCAGTGCCGCCCTCCAGTCGTCTTTGGCGAGCAGGTTGCAAGCAAGGACGGCCTCGGTTGGCTCGACCTTGTACACGCTGACATGGAAGCAACGGGCTACGCCTTCGGGGCTGCTGATCTGTGCGCTGCGGGCGTCGGTGCGCCGCATATCAGACAACGCCTCTGGTTTGTTGGGCTGGCCGACGCCGCTAGTATCAAATGTAAACGCAAGCCGGACTTCGGACCCACAGGGATATGCAGAGAGAATGTTCAATCGGCCCAATGCGGGAACGGATTTAGCGATCTACGCTCAGTATCTGACGGGCTGGCCGACGCCGACAACGCAAGACGACAATTGTTCACGAATGCAAAACCCGCAGGAATACGCGGAGAAGCGTCTAGCGAGAGACAACAAGTGCAGCAATCTAGCACAGACGGCACAAGCGATGGCAGCATGGCCGACGCCGGCATCACGGGACCACAAGGACACGGGCAATCTGGAGGGTTCAATGTTTCGGAGGGACGGCCAGATGCGGGACGACACGGTGCCGAGGGTGGCTTGGATGTGCAGCCCAGTCCGACTAACGGTTTCTGGCGAGATGCTGATTGGCTCTTCTGCCGGGATGGAAAGTGGCGGCCAGTTGAACCCAGCACATTCCCGCTGGCTCATGGGTCTCCCGCCAGAGTGGGACGACTGCGCGGTTACGGCAATGCCATCGCTGCCCCGGTCGCGCAAACCTTCATCAAAAGCGTAATGGAGATACTAGCATGAGCAAGCAAGACCTACTCGCCTACATCGAACTGAAGAAACAACAGATCGCCGATCTTGAGCGGCTGCACGGAACTGGTGTCAGATCCGCCGCTATCGGGGAGGACATCGGTATTCTGTGCTTCTACCTGCGCGATGCTGAACAACAACTTGCAGAACTGGAAAAGAACAATGCAGCCGACTGAACTTATCGTAACTAACCGCCTCCAGACAGGCACCACCTTCGCCGTGCTGTCGAGCGACATGACGCAGAACGTGTTCATCCCGTCCAAGCTGGCGCTGGATGCCAGCCTGCGCCCCGGACAGAAGGTCATGGCGCAGATCGTCCCCAACATGAGCCAGCCGGAAAAGACGCCTTGGCTGGCGATCTCGCTGGAGGATGCAGGGCCGCTGCCTGAGCCAACGCTGGGCGACCGCATCCGCGAGGAACTGGCCAACGGCCCCGCTACCTCTTACGAACTGGCCAAGTTCATCAATGCCGAAGTGAGCGACGTAGAGGCCGAATTGCGCCGCATGAAGCTGCCGCACACCGATCTCTACGCGCTGGACATGTTCGATCTGTTGCAGGTGGCGTCATGATGTTCTGGCGCAAAGAACCAAAGACCATGCCGCACCGCGACGTGCAGGCAGAGGCGGCACTGGCGATCAGCAACGCGGCGCAGGTGCTGCCAGCAGGGCGGTTCATGGATTTGGTCTACTGGGCCATCATCACGAACCGCCAGATCAGCGTCGAGGACATCGACGCGCTGGCAAACCGCCTGTCGCGGGCGGCTTGGGAAAGGAACAGAAAATGACTGACGAAGAGCTGGTGAAGCGGCTGCGGGCCTCCAGAGCCGTTTGGGAAAATGGTCGCAGCCATCCGACCGATGACGAGGCCGAAGCCGCCGACCGCATCGAAGCCCTGCTTAACCTGAACGAAGCCTTGGTGGAGTTAATGGACGACCGTGACGCCAAGCTGGCGAAGGCGGTGGAGGGGCTGCGGACCACAACGCAAATCCTGTCGAAATGTCTGTTTGAGACAATCTTGGTGAAAGGGCAATACCTCGACCGAAAGGAAGTCGTAGCCTCCGCCCGCGCCACGCTGGCCGAGATTGAGGGAGAGAAGGGATGACTAACGAAGAACTGGTGAAACGGCTGCGGGGCTGGGCGAAAGATATTCAGGAGGGGTCAACTGCGATTTACGCGATGGACCTAGACCTTAAAAATGCAGCATCCAGCATCGAAGCCCTGACCCACAAGCTGGCGCAGGCAACGTGGCTGCTCACCGAAGCCGCCGTGCAGTTGGAGGAAGGCAAGATCAAGACGCGCAGAAACAGGGCCGCGATAATCTGGAACTTGCTTGATGAGATGAAGGACGAGATTGAAGGAGAGAAGGAATGACCCTAAAAGTCATACCCGGCGCAGGCCAGAGGGCCGAGGACCTAACGGGCGAAATGGCCCAACGCATCAAAGAGGTGATCTATGAATACGGCGGGCGGCTGCCGCTGGCCGCTGCCATTGGGGTGCTAACCATGCTGCAGCATGAATTGATGGCGGACGACGATGCCCCGTGACCCATCCAACAGCCCCGGTGCGAGAGCGTTGAGGTTGGCGGGCTACGTCAAGTTGCCTGCGTGGTGGGTGACTGAGGAACAACTGCAACTGATCGAATACATGGCCAAGCAGAACTTGGCAGAGATCAACAGAATAAAGGACCAAGCCGAATGGCACCGCCGAGACGACTGATTACCCGCGACATGATCCAATCCGCCAAAGATCGCGGCTGGCACCTAACCCTTACAGCCGAACATTACGGAATGCACCGATCTAGCATCGCAGCCGCTTGTGAGCGTTTCGGCATCGTGCTGCCGATGCACCCGTTCTCGCCGCAACGGGTCAGCCCAAAGAGCAAGGTTTGGATCGACATCGCTGACGGCGAGACAAAGCCAAAGGTCAAACTGTCAGCCAGCCCAGCGGCAGTCGAGCGCACCTTGCAGCGGCTTCAGCACGAAAAGCGGTTGCAGGCGTTAGGATGAGCCGCTAGAAAACATTGCGAGGGGCGCAACACACGGCTTTGTGTTGGTCGAAAATCAGACTGCGCTACGGCTCATTTTCCATCATCGCGCCCCTCGCGATCCTTCATTCGGCTGACCAGAGCCAGCACCAAGCCGCCGAATTGGGCGAATGGTATCACGGCATGATACTGGCCGACCGACACCATCAAGCCATCGCGGGTGACGCGCCATGATGCGATGGGCAGCTTATCTTTCATCTCGGTCAATCGGGTCCAGCGCACGCAACACCAGCCCGTCCTGCTTGTGAAAGGTGATAGACTGCAAAGCACGCCTTGCGCCATAGCCCATGCCAGCGGCGTAGGCATCAGGCGGGCAGAAGGCGCGCAGGCTTTCCCAGCGAAGCGGCCCGAAGTCTTTGGCTTGGTCGTG